TGACAACATAACTCAAAGATATGTTATCGCTTGCTTAAAGTCAAGAACTTGTGCAATTTGCGGAAGAAAAGGGGCGGATTTACATCATTGGAAAACAATTGCAAGTGCTGCTGGAACTTATGAGAATGATGATGGACTAGAAACACCGTTTATGAGCTTATGTAGAATACATCACAACGAGTTTCATGATAAAGGGCAAAAGGAGTTTGAAGAGAAATATCATATTGAAGGTGTGTGGTTGAATCCACAGTTGGTTTATGAATTATTAGAAGTTTACCCTAATCACTTTAAGTTATTTAGAAAAAGATTGAAAGAGGGGCATTATAGAGGGATTATTAAGGAGGAGTAAATGAAAATAGCAATATTATTAATATTATCAGTACCAATTTTATTTTGGATTGTATTTATTTGGGATATATTTGAAAATGCAGTTGAAAGAATGAAGGATTATAATCTGCTTGGAACATTAATGAGTTTAGGTTTTGGAGTGCTTATGGCTTACGGATTGTATGAGTTTTTATTAAAAATAATAGATCCAGGGTAAAACTTTTTATGTTGCAAAGAACATTTGGATGATATCGAGAAAATGATAAATTTAGGAGGACTTGAAAATGTCAAAAAAATTAATGAGGATAGTGTTTTGTTTTATAATTACATTTATAGGTGTTGCACAAATTGAAGGGACTAAAGATTTTTTAGATCTAACTAAATTAGTTGTGAGTTTTGCATTTGGTATGAGGGTATCGAAATGGATTTAAAATAATTTAAGAAAGGAAATTAAAATGAAAAAATTATTATTGGGAATTGTAATTTGGGGATTATTAGGAAGTTGTGCAAGATGGGAAGATACTCAAAAAGATTGGAAAAGCGATACAAGTGGATTAAAAAGAACTGTAAGGGTTTATACTCTTGACGGAAAATTGTTAAAGGAATACAAAGGAATGATAAGAGTAAGGGATTCGGATAATAGCGGTAGAATATCATTAAACTTAATAAGTGAGAATAATCGCAGAGTTACAATTGATAATGCGATTGTGATAACAGAGGAGGAATAAATGGAACTAGAGTTGCTGGGAGAAAAAATAAAAGAATTAGCTAAAATTCTAAAAGGGAATCAAGTCGACAAATTTGAGCTAAGACAGGAAAGAATAATAAATGGAATGAAACGTATAGTAATTTCTTTCAGAATTGATGATACAGAAAATTTTGAAAGGTTTATATATTTAACTGATTTTATCGGAGGTTACGGGATAGAAGATTTGAGCGAAGAAAAAATTATAAAACAGTTCGATATCTTTTTTTCAGAATTAAAAATTTATTTGCCAATTTCAAAAACGGCAGGTAGTTGCTTAATGAATTTGAAAGTGGATATTTCTCAAGCGAAAGAAAAGCATAAAATTTATGGACCTTATCTCAAACAAACAGTTTTTGTAGAATCTTGGAATAATGTAGAATTTTATTTAAATCAAATAGAAAAACAAATATCAAAATTATGTAAAGTGTATTTTGAAAAAGATTGCAGCGTAATAAAACTTTTAAACAATTTAAAAGCATTAGCTTTGCTGGCACTTGATGAAAATAGTAAATACAGTTTCCGTTTATTTAAGCACGACTACAGAACTTACAGATTCTCTGATGAAATTGTTTTTGAATGTTTAAAAAGAATTAAAAAAAATGCCGAAAAAATGGGAGCTGAATTTTAAAAAGGTGGTTGCAAATCTAGAGAAAATAAGGTATAATTAGGAGGTAAAGTTGAACAAAAGAAAAGAACTTACGCAAGAAGATATTAACGAACTTTTAAAGGACAAAGAAGTTTTGTATTTGTTGCAAGATCTAAAAACAGCAAAAACTTTTGAGGATAATATCAAAATTACTTTGTACATAAAAAAAGGTGAAATAAAAGATAAAGAATATAAAACAAAAATATATCATAGGGGCAAATAAACCTCAGATGAGTGAGCCACTGAATAGATAGATTAGAAATAGTCTATTTGTTTAGTGGCTCTTTTTATTTTAATTTGCAGAAATGGTGGAAGTGGTAGACACGACAGTCTTAGAAACTGTTGGATTTATCCGTGCGAGTTCAAGTCTCGCTTTCTGTACCAAGATTGGAAGGGAAAATGTTTTTAATATTTATAGTTGAATTTGTGCAGTTCGCAGTATTTTTAATTGTTCTTGAAATTATTCTTCTAGGTGTAAAAAAGTATATATCAAAAAGAATTAAAAGAGATTTAGAACTGTTAGATAAATTAGAAGAGATTGAAAAAGATATAGATAACAAGATAGATGGATTAAAGATAATGATATATGACAGATATCTTGATAGATGTAGAGTAGGAATGAAGAAACAGAGAGAAGAAGACAAAGGATTAAGAGATAAGCTAACAGAAATAGAGAGCAAATGTTCAAAATAGTGAGCATATCAAGTCAAGGTTAAAGCGAAAACAAAGAAAAAATGAAATTTTGATTAAAAAGGTACTTCTGAGAAGTCAAAAAAGAGCGAACGGGTTCGAAGCCCCAGAAAAAATATGGGTACAATGTTTTTGAAACTTTAGTTCCGTACCAGAAAGGCGGTGTTTATGGTAGTTAAGGAAGGTCAAATTGTAAGAGCAATGGATTTAGCAAAAATGCTTGGTGTTTCAGATAGGCATATTAGGGATTTAGCTAATGAAAACGTTGTAAAAAAAACGGCACAAGGAAAATATCTGCTTTTAGAAAGTGTGCGTGGGTATATTGAGTATTTAAAATCTAGGAATGATGCTGATATTAGTTTAAAAGATGAAAAAATTAAGGAAGAAACTAAAAGGATTATTAAAGATACCGAGATTAAGGAACTCAAAATTAAAGAATTGAAAAATCAATTGCATTCGGCTGATGTTATTGAAAAAGTAATGACAGATAGCCTTATAAATATGAAAGGTAAATTGCTTTCCTTGTCTAACAAATTAGCACCGCAAATAATAGCGTTGGATAATTTGGGAGAGATTCAAGATGTTATCCAAGATGGAATATTCGAAGCATTGGAAGAACTTAGCGAATATAATCCAGAGATGTTCAGAAGTAAAAACTTTGTTGAAGACGATGAAGAAGAGGAAATGGAGGTTAAAAATGAAAAAAGAAAGCGTGGCAGACCTAAAAAGAGCCAATGATTTATTTAAAAAGATTTTTTCAGTGCTTAAACCTCCGCCAAAACTTACAATTGACACTTGGTCTGACAAATATAGGATTTTATCAACTAAGACTTCTAGCGAACCAGGACGGTGGAATACTGATAGAGTTCCATTTCAAAGAGAGGTAATGAGAGCGATATCAGATAAAAGGACTGAAAAGGTTGTAATGATGTATGGAGCTCAACTGTCTAAAACTGAAATACTTATGAATACATTTGGGTTTTATGCTGATTATGATCCTGCTCCAATCATGTTTTTAATGCCTACCAAAGACATGGCTCAAGATTTTTCAAGCACTAGGCTTAACGATATGATTTTGAGTACTCCACAACTTAGAAACAAAATAATTGAGAGCGATAATTCAAGGGATACCAAAAGACAAAAGGAATTTGCTGGGGGTTATATAGTTTTGACTGGGAGTAATTCTGCAGCAGAGTTGTCAAGTAGACCAATTAGGATTTTGTTAGCTGATGAAATTGATAGATTTCCGTCTAATGTAAAAGGCGAAGGTGATCCGCTTAATCTAGCAATTGAAAGGACTAAAACATTTTGGAATAAAAAAATTGTGCTTACAAGTACGCCAACTATTAAAGGTGGAAGTAGAGTAGAACTGGAATACGAGAACAGCACAAAAGAAGAGTATTATGTGCCTTGTCCAAAATGTGGGGAAATGCAAACGTTAAAGTGGAGAAATATCATGTTTGAAGATGTGACGCACAAATGTGAAAAATGCTTGGAAACTTCTAGTGAGTATGAATGGAAAAGAAATCTTATTAAAGGAGAATGGAGAGCACATAATAGTGAAGTTGACAGATTTCAAGTAAGAGGATTCCATATTTCGGAACTTTATAGTCCATTTTCTAAATGGAGTAGCATTATTAATAAATTTAAAGCGGCAAAAGGTGATGAACAGCTTATGAAAGTTTTTGTCAATACAGCTCTTGGTGAATGCTGGGAAGAAAAAGTTGAAAGATTTAACTTTGAGGAAATACAGGCAAGAGCCGAAGACTATGGTGAATACTTGAATCATGAAGATGGAACTTATGAGGAAGTAGAAATTCCTGACAAAGTCAATGTGCTTACGGCTGGTGTCGATGTTCAAGATAATAGGCTTGAAGTTGAAATTGTTGGATGGGCGAAAGGTGAAGAAAGCTGGGGAATTTATTATAAAGTGATTATGGGAAATCCTGCTTTACCTTATGTTTGGAATGAATTAGACCAAGTTCTGATGAAAGATTATTCATATCAGAATGGGGAAAAAATAAGAGTTGCTTGCGCTTGTATTGACACAGGAGGACATCATACTGATGATGTTTATAGATATGTAAAAGCAAGGGAACAACTAAATATATTTGGTATAAAAGGAAGTGGAGAAACTGGAAGACCTTTGATTTCACGACCTAGCAAAAATAACAAAGGAGGAATTTCCTTATTTGTTTTAGGAGTTAATACTGGTAAAGATACAATAATGAGTAATCTTAAAGTAAAAGAACCAGGAGCTAAATATATGCACTATCCAAATGATCCTAAGCGTGGATATGATGAAGTTTACTTCAAAGGGCTTACATCTGAAATAAAGGTTGTCACATTTAGTAAAGGACAGGCTAAAATCGAGTGGAAAACAATTGGAGATAAAAGAAATGAGCCTTTGGACATCAGGAACTATGCGCAAGCGGCATTAAGAATTGCTAATCCAGATTTGGATATTAGGTATTCAACTGATTTGTTAAATGGATTAAGAACACAGAGAGTTAGTAGAAGAAGAAAAATATTGTCGAAAGGAATTAAATAAATGGGAAAATCAAATTATTCAAGGGAATATATTTTGGAAATGATAGTTGAATATGGTAAAGCTGAACGAGCAGTTTTAACAGGAAAAAGCTATAAAATTGGGACAAGAGAACTTACTCGAATGGGAATAGATGAAATAAGAAAAGGGAGAGCTTATTGGGAAAATGAATTGCAAAAATTAAATAGTATTGGAAAAAGAAGAGTGAGAAGAGGAGTTCCTAGAAATCTTTAAGTTAGAAAGAGAGGTGTGATATGAATTTAATTGACAATTTAGTGGCGGTATTTAATCCGCAAAAAGGAGTTGAAAGATTTAAAGCGAGAAGAAAACTGGAAATTTTAAATACAGGATATTCTAATCACGGAGCTTCAACTACTAAAAAAGCAATGATAGGTTGGCAGAGTACTGCGGGCGGTGTAAAAAAAGATATTTATAAAAATCGTAAGAAATTGATTGAGCGTTCAAGAGATTTATATATGGGAACTTCTGTTGCAACTGGAGCATTGAAAACCATTAATACAAATGTTGTGGGAAGCGGTTTGAAATTAAAAGCGGCTATTGATAGTGAAACAATAAGGATAAGTGATGATGAAGCTGCCAAGATAGAAGAATTGATTGAAAAAGAATTTGAACTTTGGTCGAAAGATAAGATTGATAATTTAGGAACTATGAATTTTTATCAAGTTCAAGAACTTGTGTTTTTGACAGTGCTACTAAATGGAGAGTGCTTTATAAAATTAAATTATTTTGAAACACCTAAAAATCCGTATAGTTTGAAGTTGGAAATTTTAGAGCCTGATAGAATTTATACTCCTAATAATATGCTTTCGGATAAAAGTGTAGTTGAAGGAGTAAAAATAGATAAAAACGGTAGGGTTGAAGGTTATTATGTTTCATCTGAACATCCATTGGATGCAACTGGTGCAGTAACAGAAAAATTTATTAAAGTTTATGGAAGTGAGAATCAAAAAAACATAATTCATCTTCTTTTTACTGAAAGACCTGAGCAAGTAAGGGGAATTCCAATATTGTCACCAGTCATTGAAAATTTAAAACAGCTTGGGAATTATACCGAAGCAGAATTAATGGCTGCAGTTATAAGTGGATTGTATGCAATTTTTATTGAAAGTGAAGCCGATAGTCCAAGTGGAGCTGATGTTGGAGAACTTGAAGCTGTTGAAAATGATTTGTTGGTAGATTCAGAAGATGAAACCACTATAGAACTTGCACCAGGAATGATTGCTTCGCTTAATCCTGGAGAAAAAGCAAAAGCTACTAATCCAGGAAGACCGAATGCGCAATTCGACCCATTTGTAACGAGTATTTTAAGACAAATAGGAAGTGCTTTAGAAGTTCCGTATGAACTTTTGATTAAGCATTTTACGGCGAGTTATTCAGCAAGTCGTGCGGCACTTTTGGAAGCGTGGAAAATGTTTAGGAAAAGACGAGAATGGTTTTCTGAAAACTTTACTCAACCAATTTATGAAGAATGGTTGAATGAAGCGTATTTATTAGGGAGAGTAGAACTTAAAAACTATGGAACTGATTTTCTTATAGATAAAGCTTGGTGTGGATCACAATGGAATGGACCTTCACAAGGGCAAATTGACCCGCTAAAAGAGGCTAATGCTGCTGTTATAAGAATTAATAATGGATTGTCAACAAGAACTAGAGAAACGGCAGAGCTTAATGGTGGAGATTTTGAACAAAATGTAAGAATTTTAGCAAAAGAAAATAAATTATTAAAAGAGAAAGGAGTAGCAATAAATGCTGAAACAACTAAAATTTTGGAATCTAGTGAAGAACGATGAAGAAAAAACGGCGGAACTTATACTTTACGGGAGCATAGGAAGTGATGAGTATTGGGATGATATATCCGATAAGGTATTTAAACAAGATATAGAAAACCTTGGAGATGTGGAAAATATTACTTTACATATAAATAGTCCAGGTGGGAGTGTATTTAGTGCTGTAGCAATAGCGAATACTCTTAAAAATCACAAAGCTAAAGTGACAGCAAATATTGATGGTTTGGCAGCGAGTGCTGCAACTATTATAACAAGTGCTTGTGATACTGTAAGAATGCCTAAAAATGCTTTATTTATGATTCACAATCCAATTACTTTTGCTTATGGAAATAATCAAGAAATGCAAAAAACTGTTGAAATGCTTGATAAGGTTAAAAACAGTATTATTGAAACATATTTAAATAAAACAAAGACTGATAAGGAAACTTTATCTGAATTAATGGATAATGAAACTTGGATGGACGCAGAAACAGCTAAGGAATATGGATTTGTTGATGAAATTGTGGATGAAGAAGTGGGGAAAGAATTTGTAGAAAATAAATTAATTATAAATAACATGGCTTTTGATATTTCAAAATTTAAAAATTTTAAAAAAGCAAAATATGCAGTTAAAAATACTAAGGAGGTAAAAATGACTTTAGAAGAGTTAAAAAATCAATTTTCTGATTTGTATGATTATGTATTAAATGAGGGAAAAAAGATTGGAAAAGAGGAAGAAAGAGAAAGATTGAAAGCTATTGATGATATAGGAGTTAATAATTATTCTGAATTAATAGAAAATGCTAAATATGTTAATCCTATGTCAGCTAGTGAGTTGGCTATTAATATTTTGAAAAAGCAAAAAGAAGAAAAAGCTCAAAAGTTGCAAAATATTAAAAACGAAAGTCAAGATAATTTTATACCACCAGCTGCAAATGACGGGACAACGCCTGATAAAAAAGAAGAAAAACAGTTTATGGGAGTTGATATTATGAATATTTTTTCTAGAATGAATAAAAAAACAGAGGAGGGAAAATAAATGGATTTTGTAACAAAAGGCAATGAATATGCCAGTGAACAATTTTTGAGCGGTACAGGACACAGATATATGGAATTTGAAGTGCCGCAAGGTAAAAGTGTAAAAAGAGGTGATGCTGTAAATGTAACTGCCGAACTTTCAGACGGAACTGATTTATTTGGAATAGTTATGGAAAATGCTGATGGAACAACCGTGAAAACTAAAACAACTGTAGCTATTTCAGGAGAATTCATTTTTGAGGGATTAAATGTGAAAGCAGGTACACAAAAAGCAGATTTTACAAAAGCAGCTAGAGATAAAGGTATTGTAATAAAAGGATTAGGAGGTAAGGAATAATGCCAGCAGTAATAGAATTTATTGGGTTATATGACCAGAATGTGATTAGACCAAAATCATTTATAAAAGACAGTTATTTTAAAAATAGGAAAACATCAGAAAATCAAAAAATGGAAATAGAATTCAGAAAAGGAAGACAGCTTGTGGCTCCTTTTGTATCTGAATTTATTCCAGGAACAGAAATGGTAAAGAACACTTATGAAAGTAAATTTTTTCAAGCTCCAAAAGTAGCACCAAAAAGAACTTTTTCAGCTTTTGAGTTGTTTTTTAACAAAACAGCAGGGGAAACGATTTATGGCGGAAAAAGTCCTGAAGAACGAAAAGCAGACTTACTTGCAGAATCTTTTGCGGAATTTGAGGAACAAATTACAAGACGTGAAGAAATTATGTGTACTGAAGCTTTGTTTAATGGAAAAGTAATCGTGGAAGGTGAAGGAATAAAAGGAGAAATAAAATTTGGAACAGTTGAAGAAATTACTCCTGCTACTTTATGGACACAGCCTAATGCTGATATAATAGGAGATTTACAGGCGGCTATAACAAAAATTGGGGAAACTACAGGATTAAGACCTGAAATGATTTTAATGGATCCTGTGGCTGCAAAATTATTTGTAGAAAACGAAAAAATTCAGAAATTACTGGATATTAGAAATTATCATGCGGGAGAAATCAATCCTAGAGAAATTGCAGGTGGAGCAATCTATATAGGAACTTTAGCACCATTTGGACTTCCAATTTATTCTTATCAGTCGCAACATTCTGTATTAAAAGCTGATGGGAAAACGTATGAAAATAAGCCACTTATCCCTGAAGGTAAAGTTTTGCTAGCACCAAGCAACAATACGATTGTCTACGGACCAGCAGCGGATGTAAAACAAGGAATTATTGTGGCAGAGCGTTCGGTATTTACTGATGAAGATTCAAAATCAAATACAGTGGAAATTAGAACAGAATCAAGACCTTTGCCAGTTGTATACGATATTGAAGCTATAAAAATACTGAAGGTTAAATAGGAGGTTGTAATGAAATATAGAGCGTTGAAGCCTCTAATTTATAGCGGAATTAGTTATGAAACAGGGGCGGAAGTAGATATTTTGGAAAAATCAGTTGTAAAAAGCTGTCTTGAAAGAGAATTGATTGAAGAAATAAAGGATACTGCTGAAAAAGTAGTATCTAAAACTTCAGCTGATGAAGATAATCAAGATACAGAAAAAGATGATAAAGGAGATAAAAAGAATAAAAATAAATAGGTGATAATCTATGAATTTTAAAGATATTTTAGAAAATGATATACAAAATACATTTTTAAATTCAGAAGAGTTTGGGGAAACGCATAATTTGAATGGTGTTGATGTTATTTGTGTGACAGATGAGGACAGTTTTCAGGAAAAGGAAATTAGTGGAAAATTAACAATAGAAAGTGGATTTTACAAGGAAGGGATTACGGTGTTTATTGACAAAAAATATTTGAAGTATAAGCCTGAAGGCAATATGAGGATAGATTTTGACAATAAAGAATGGATAGTTGCAAACTGTAAAGAGAACTTTGGTATGTATGAACTTGATTTGTATAGATACACTGATTATTAGGAGTTGATTTAGATGTTTACGATTCAATTTGATAAAAGTGTCCTTAGTGACATAGAGAATAAATTTGTTGAGTTTCCACAACAAGCTCCAAGGGCTTTGGCAAGTGCTTTGAATAGAGTTTCAACTATGAGTAAGACTCGTATGGTTAGAAATGCAACTAAAACCTATACGGTTAAATATGGGGATTTATTGAGCGGATTGACTATGAAAAGGGCTAATCCTGGTAAGCTTATGGCTGAAATCAATTCTAATGGAGGTTATTTGGGATTAGACCATTTCCAATTGAATCCGAGTACAAGAACAGGCAGAACATCGGTAACGGCTACAGTAAAAAATGGGAATGGAATAATGCTAAATGACAGAACGTTTATAGCATATAAAGATGGTCGTTTGGGGGCATTTGAAAGAGAAGGAAGTGGACGATTGCCAATCAAAAGAAAATATGGACCGTCTGCTCCGCAAATGTTAGGACCTACAACGTGGTTACCTGATCTTGATGAATTTATGTCTCAAAAATTAAATGAAAGGTTCGAACACGAGCTGAATAGGCTCTTATCAATGTAATTTATGAGTATTAAAGTGATTGAAAAAAGTTTATACGACTTTTTGTGTGAAGAATTTAAAGATACTGATTATCAGATATTCCGAGGGGCGTTGCCAGTTAGGAGATACGGTGAAATTGACAAAAATACAGGACAGAAAAAGCCGTTTTTTCCTTGTGTGACATTAAGGGCTTTGAGTTCTAGGCAAGTTGCAGAAGGAATGGATAGTTATGATTGCGACGCTACTTTTGAAATAATAGTTGGTACTAAGAATGAAGATTATATTGATAATCTTTACAAAGGTGAAGAAATTAGAGATAAACTTTTGACTAAAGTTTATGACGAAAGAGGTTGGGCAATACGGGAAGATAAAGAGTTTAAGTGTGATTTATATAGTGACGAGTTTGGAGATTTTATATTTTCAAGAATCACATTTACAGTTTGGGATTATCCTGTTGAGCCTGAAATTTTGAAGGAGGAATAATGGAAGATAAAAAGCAATATATTTATTTAGGAGATACGCTTGAATTTAAAGACATTAGATTTACTAAAGGTGTTATTTACTACAGTAATGAAGTGATTGAAGAAAAACTTGAGAAATATCCGCTTTTAAAAAGAACTTTGGTGGATGTTAATCAAGCTAGTGAAGCATTACAAAATGAAAAATTGCTTGAAACAGTAACACAACAAATTAAGGACCAAATAAGAGAGGAGGCTGAATAATGGGGTATAAGCACGGAACTTATCAAACTGAGACATCGAGTGACATTTCACTACCGATAGTGCTTGATTATGGATATTTTATTGTAGGAACTGCGCCAATCAACAAAGTAAAAAGAGAAAACAGAAGAGTGAACGAGATTGTAAGATTAGGAACTTATAAAGAAGCTATTCAGTATTTCGGGGACACTTACGACTTAGATTTTTCAATTTCGCAAGCGATAAAAGTGTTTTTTGAGTTGTACAAAGTAGCACCACTTTATGTTGTGAATATCTTGGATCTTGAAAAACATAAAACAGTTAAAAAAACTCAAAATGATTTGAGCTTAACAAATGGTAAAGTTGTTATTCCAAATCACAAATTGATAACAGATACATTAGTAGTTAAAGAAAATGCAACATCACAAGTTATTTCAGATGCTATAACGATGTGGACAGATGAAGGGCTTGAAATATATGCTAAGCCGTCAAATGGAACTAAGATTGATATTGAATATGAAGAAATTGACCTGTCAAAAGTAACGAAAGCGCAGGCTTTAGGTGGATATGATATTTCAACAATGAAAAGAGCAGGATTAGAGCTATTAGATGAGGTTTACTTGAAATATTCGGAATTGCCGGCATTCATTGATGTTCCTGATTTTTCAAGTGATAGTGAAGTTGCTGCAATTATGCAAACAAAAGCTAAAAATATAAACGGGAATATGTTTGAAGCAGTCGCATTGATTAATGCGCCGATTGACAAGCCTTACGACCAAATTCCTAAATGGAAAGATGATAATAACATTAACGGAAATGACCAAATTGTATTGTACGGAACATTAGGATTAGCTGGTAAAAAATATATTCAGTCTATTCAGTATGCCGCTTTGTCGTTGTTAGTAGATAACGAGAAGAGTGGTGCACCTTCGCAAGTACCGTCTAATTTTGCATATAAGTGTGATAGTTTGTATTGGAAAAATTCAAACGGAAAATTAGAGGAAATAATTTTAGACAAAGAGCAACAGGCTAACTTTTTAAATAAAAATGGAGTAGTTACAGCTATCAATTTCAAAGGTTGGCGTTGTTGGGGGTCTGAAACTGCACTTAATCCAATGGCAACAGATCCGAAGGACAAATTTATAAACACTCGTAGAATGTTTAAATATGTCGGGAACGAACTAGTTATAAGTCTTTTTGATAAAGTGGATAAAACATTCTCTAAAAAATTAGCTGAAACAGTAACGAAATCAATGAATATTAGATTGAATGCTATTGTGGCTAGAAATGATTTGTTAAGTGCAAGTGCAACTTTATCAAGCGAGGATAACGACACTATTAATGTTATGAATGGTGATATAACTTGGGTTATAAAGCTAGGAGTAATTCCAGGTATGAAATCGGCAACATTTAAGAAAAAATATGATGTAGACGCATTAACTGAGTTTGCAAACAGTTTAGGAAAATAGGAGGATAAAGAATGGCTAAAAAGAAACTGCCTTTGGGAATCGTTGATGCTGACCTTTATGTCAATGGTTCAAATGCATTAGAAGGAGTTGGAGTAGTAGAACTTCCGAACGTGGAATCAGCAACAATAACAACTGAACAGTTTGGTATGGCTGCAGAATTTGAAGCTCCGTTGATTGGACATTATAAAAAAATGTCAGCTAAGGTAAAAATGGATAGTATGAATGATACATTATTAAATTTTAATAATAATGATTCAATCACATTAGAGTGTTTGGGAGCTTTACAAGAATTAGATAGAATGTCGCACTCGCCAAAAGTAACTGGTGCAGATGCAACATTGAAAGGATTTATCACAAAATTTGATGGTTCAAAAGTTGAGAACGGTAAGAAATTTGAAGGTTCATTTGATTTGAGTATAACTTATTACAAATTAATGATAAATGGTAAAACGATCATTGAAATTGATGTGTTGAATGGAATTTCAAATGTAAATGGAAGTTTGAATAATATCATAAGACAATTATTAGGACATATTTAGGAGGAATAGAATGATTATAAAATTAACGAAAGAATATGATTTAGGAAGTAAAAAATACAAAGAAATAGATTTGAAACTGGATAATTTGACAGGGGCAGATTTATTGGAATGTGGAAAAGATTATAAATCAAGAATGAAATCTAATGCCGAAAACTTTAAAGATTTTGATGATGCTTGGGCTTTGACTGTAGCTGAAAAGGCATCAGGCATTAAATACGGGCATTTAATGACATTAGGCGCTGAAGACTTTTTAAAAGTGGTAAATCAAACTAAGAATTTTTTAGTAAAAGGTTGGGGAACGGACGAAGACAAGGACGAGAAAGCTCCAACGGAAGCATAACAGATGATTTTTTAGACTTGATTACAGATTTATTGAGCGGACTTAACTATTTTAAAATGAATATCAGTTATGAAACACTTATGAAATGTACGTTTGATGAACTGGATTACTGGATAGCGAGAGCTAATAAGTTGATTGAGGAAGAAAAGGCAAGACAAGAAGAGAGTGAATAAAAAAAAGGGGATTAGTCGTCCCCACCAATGAAAACTGATAAAAATTTAAATAGAACTACGATAAGAGCTATGACTGTGATTGCAGGACTTATAGCAAACATAAATGATATAAATATAAATAAGAAAAATAATGATGGAATAGATACAACTAGACCAAAAAATATTATTAAAGTCATTTCTAGCGGAGTATATTTTTTATCGGATTTATTAATTTTCATAAAAATCACCTCTTTGATTTATTTAATATATTATACCATATTTAAGAGAAAAGGAGGAATATTGTGGCAAAAAATTTGGAACTGAACATAGTTCTGGGTGCGGCGGTAGCTAGTGCTATTAGTGGAATGAGCCAAGTTGCAAATGCTTTAAAAAATACGACGAAATCTGTCAAAGAATTTGAAAAAGAAATCAAAAGCATGGAGAAAGCACAAAAAGCATTTCAAAATATGGACAAGGCTCGTGATGGATTAAATAAAATTAATTCAGAGTATAAAAAGGCTGCTGAACATTTGCAAAAATTGAAAGCCGAATACGAAAGAACTGGAAGCAGTAATAAACAACTGGCTAAGGAAATAGAACAGGCAGAAAAAAATGTTGGAAAATTGAATAAGCAAAAAGAACGACAACAGCATGTATTTGAAGCTGCAAGAAGTAAGATAGAAGCGGAAGGCGCTAGCCTGTCTAATTATAGAAGTAAAGTTCAGGAAGTTGAAAAAGAAATTGAAAAAATGAACAAACTGAAAGAAGCTCAAAAAAGATACGATGCTAGACAAGAATCTATTGGAAGAATGAAAGACTTCGGGGATAAGCAAATAATGCAAGGTATGGGAATGGCTGGAGCTTTGGCTGTTCCTGTTAAACTGGCAGTTGATCTAGAAAATGCTCAAGCAGACTTAAAAAAAGTTGCTGATTTTAGTTCCAAAAAAATGGAAGATGGATTTTACAAAGCAATGAGAAACTTTAGCGAAAACAGTCCGTTGTCACAAGTAGAATTATTTCAAATTGCAGGAGCAGGAGCTCAGGCAGGAATAAAAACAGGCGAATTAGAAAGATATACCAAAGACGCTGCTAAAATTAAAGTTGCATTTGACATGAATACTGAAGCAGCTGGGAACTTTTTAGCAAAAACTAGAGCACAACTTAACTTAGATCAAAATGGAGTAATGGAATATGCTAACGTAATCAACTATTTGGCGAACAATGTAGCAGCAACAGCTCCAGAAATTGCTGATATTTCAAGCAGAGTTGCTGGGTTAGGTGGAATGGCTGGTATTTCCAAAGAAGGAGTTGCAGCATTAGGAGCAAGTTTAGTATCGGTTGGAGTGCCTTCGGAAGTTGCAGCAACTGGATTAAAAAACATCTCATTAGGATTAATGGCTGGAGCATCGGCAACAAAAAAACAATCAGCAGCTTTTAAATCGTTAGGATTAGATGCAGAAGATGTGGCAAAAAGAATGACAAAAGATGGAGAAGGTACATTAATTGATGTTTTCCAAAGAATAAAGAAACTTCCAAAGGATGTACAGGCGGCGACACTTAAAAATTTATTTGGTAAAGAATCTATTCAATCCGCATCGGAATTGGCAAAACATATAGATGAAGTTAGTAAAAATATGAAAAATGCACACGATAAATCTAAAACTAATGG